ACTTGTTGCTTTTTTAATCTACAAGTAGTCATTTTAGGTGGTGTTATAGTGCCATTGTTTAATTTTTGGTTTCTTGTATAGTCTTTAGGTGCATTATAAATTTTACCTTTTGCGAAAGCCTTTACACCAAAAACTATCATAGCCATTAATAAACCAATGATGATAAACCCATATGCAACCCATTTAACAACCTCTAATATTTCTTCTTGTTCTTTTTTAGCTTTTATTCTTGCTTGCTTTTGAGCTTCTTTAGCTTGGTTTATTCTTTCTGCTCTTTCAGCTAATATTGTATCCCAGGCAGTAGGTCCGAATCTTAAATTTATTAGTTGTTTAAGCTCTTGTCGTTTTTCTTCTAAAAGTTTTCTATCTATGAAATCTGTAGCAGAATTTTCTACTGAACCAAATTGCTCTTTTAATGACAGACCTTTCCCTTGACCTTTGTTCATTTGCTCTTCGCCTTGAAAAAAGCCATCTATCTGCTTAGCAATGTCTTTAATGTCGTTTACAGTACCTATGTTGCCCTTGATGAAATCTACTGACTTTTGAACTAGAGCTATACCAGTAAGAATTTCAGCAACTACCATATTTACCTACTTAAAACTTTGTCTAACTTATCTTCCAATCTATGTAAGCAATCCATTATACGAGTTGACGTATCTCTTAAATCTTCCTTTGAAGCATATTCTTCTCTTGTTTTGTTTAAAAGTATTTGAAGCCTAGTAACTTCTGCATATAGGTTCTTAAATGCCCAAGCATAAGGAACTATAACTAGTGTTAAAATTATATTCCAAATTATAGCTCCGTTTTCCATTTATATCTCGTCAGGGAAATCATAGATAGGTGCATTGCCAGTAGGTTGTGGTGGGTCTTGGTCATCCATAGGCACTTCAAATAAATCCTTGAAAGCATCTAAATCAGCACAAGCATTTATAGCAGTTTCTATTGTGCCAGTAGCAGTCCTTACTGCATCTCTGTAAGTGCTTATCTCTGATGGAATAGCTACAGATTTCTCTGCATTTCTAACTACATACCAATCAGAAGCAGTAAGTAAACCATTAGCAGTAGATTTAGTTCTTTCTATCCAAATAGTTTTTAAACCCTTAGTAACAACTTGATTACCATCTTGGTCGAGTATTGGATTATTATCTTCATCAACTTCATTTATATCTGTTAGGCTACGTTCTACATCTCTTGCCCAATAAAATCTATTGTCATAGCTAGTGTCTACGTCATCTTGCCACGTTACACCCCATTGTGTTTTATCCTCTGCTGACCAAGCTGATGCCCAATTATAAGGGTGTTTATATCCATTATCATCAGTCCAACTCTTGCCAACTTTTATTTTTCTTCCATTGTATAACCAAGCCATTATTTACTCCTATCTTCCAAGTGCATATTTAAAAGGTACTTCGGCAAAAGCCATATAAATTTTTGTGCCATTAAGAGAATTTGTGTCAGGGTTTGTGCTTCTAAGTTTGAAACCATTAGACAAAAAATCTATATCATAAGTGCTTGTAGTTTCACCATTTGGTAAATTAGCCCAAATTCTTTCTTTAGAAGGATTAATAGGGCTTCTTGTAGTATCTTGAATATCCCAATCAGCCGTACCTACATCTTTTACCATCACCCAAGCAGGTCTAAATCCAGTATAAACAAACGTGCCATCTGTTGAACCATTTCCAGTATAAAAATTTATAGAACTGAAGCCCTCTATCTCTGTGAAACAATAGGCTATCATAGCTGAAGTCGCATTAACCCAAGTTGTCGTTCCTAATGAAAATACAGAACTTGTAGGTGCAGTATCATTCCAAGTGGGGAAATCTGCGGTGGCATTTTCTTCATTTAAACGTAAATATTCTGTTTCTGGTTCAGAAGTGTTAGCAGAATGATAAACTATCCATGGAGTAGCATTGTCTCTTGACTTAACAATAATCATTTTTGGAACAGCACCTAATCCATGACCTACTGTAGCACCTGCTGTAACATTTCCAGTATAACTAACAATGCTAAACCCTGCATCTGTGTTTGCACTTACTGAAGATGTTATACTACCATCTGTATTGCTTACAGCAGTTCCTCCTGCTTTCCAATTCCAACCAACATATGTGCCACCAGTTTGATTTATTCCCTCTAATGTATGACTTGGGTCTGAGCCTTTTTGTACTGTAAAGCCATCTGTAGCAAAATCACTTATGTCTCCAAAATTAGACCAAGTTGAACCTGCTTCAGTAAAACCTTCTGCTTCAGATCCATTTGACGATAAACCATTAAAAGAACCTACTCCACGCACAATATCTAATAATAAATGGTCACTACCATTTGAAGAGCCATTTCTTCTTTTTATCCAAGTGAAATCTGGGGTAAAATCAATATCCCCAGTTACTCCAGTATCACCACTTGCTATAGTACGACTAGCATTGTCATCACCAGACCAAGTTAATACACCAAAATAATTTTCAGCTTGTGTATCTGCATTAGGACTTATGGTTGGTTCAGGCAGGTTAGCTGTGCATAATGCTAGATATCCTGATGGTGGTGCATAGTAGAAGTCACCTATGCCATTTCCATCTGATGCTTCTGCTGAACCACTAGTTTTTAATCCAGCAAAACTACTGTCTTGACCAAAGTTAACTCTAAAATCTGTATTCCCACCTGCTGTAAAACTAGGAATTATGCCATACCCATCAAAATTTGAATTTAAAGTTATGGTATCTTGCAAAGTATTATTATTATAAAACTTGAATGTTCTTGTACCAGAATCTAAATCAAGAGCAATACCTATAATTTCTGAAGCAAGAAAGCTCGTATAAGAACCACTAGCACCAGTAGATTGATTATAAATTGCACCTTGAGTTGCATAAGTTATAACACCAGTTTGTCCATAAGTTGTGTTAATTGTAGTTTGAAGTGCAGTGTCTCGTGCAATTCCCATCATGCTATAATTATTCCAATCGTTTGACGTTATTTCCCAATACCATTTTCCACTAGTCATTAGAATAGTACCAAGAGTTGTTTCATAACCACTTACCCAAGCACCTGCAAGATTACCTTCTGAATAAGTCATGTCTGTGCCATAGCCATTAATTAAAGGATTTAACGTAGCAAAGTTATTCTCAGGACTATCGGGCATATCACAATCTTCAGTATCTATACCACTTGAGTCAAAATGATTTGCAGGAATTACACCACTAGTGTCTGCTCCTATTGTGCTAGATGAACCAGTTCCAGTTCCAGTTTGATTGAATTGTAATCTAAAACCATTAGTACCATATGAGCCAGTATATGCTTTGGGTATCCATACACCATTTTTGGTTTCTCCGAATGATGTTGCATCTAGTTGTGAACCATCTATATTATTAAATTCAGCAATATATCCATCAAAATAATTTGAACTATGCTTGCCAATAAATTGAATAACATTATTATTCCAATCTGCTCCAGAAAAATTTAAACTGGGATATGTTTCAGTATCAAATGCTGTAATTTGTGTTCCATTTACATAAAGCTTTACTCTATCAGAAGGAGTCGCTTGTGTTGTGTCTACAGCATAAACAAGGTGATACCAAGCAGAAGTATCTCTAAATACTTGTGTTGTAACCAAATTCCATTGATAGCTACCATCGTTATCATAAAAATCTAATTTATCATCTGTTGCTCTAAAACTTGATTGTGTATTAATAGTTCCAGTTCCATTATAAGTAGACCACAAACCTTGATTAGTAGATATTGTGCTTCTTTTTATCCAAAATGAAATTGTCCAAGTTTGTCTATTACCTGCACTTGATGGAGTTCTACTTAAATAAGGACTACTGCCATCATCAAGACGTACTGACTGAGTAGCTACACCATTGTAAAAATCAGCACCACTATTGTACATCCATTGTGAAGAACCAAAAGGCATTTTTACTCCTAACTAAAAGCTAATTGTGGAGTACCTAACAAAATACGACTTGAAGCAACCACTATGTAAGGTACTGCATCTGTAGCACTTGCTGTACTTGATAGAGTTAAACCTGCTCCACCTGCTGTTTCATAATCTGTTCCTAGTGATACTGTCCTGCCACCAGTTGCATCTTGAATAAATGTAATAAACCCAGATTGACCAACTGCTTCAGTAGTAGGATTATCTAAAGTGACATTCCCAGTTAATGTTAAAACAAAGTTCTGGTTAGTAGAAAAATCCAAAGTCACATTACCAGTATTAGTTGTGTCTGTGTCTGTGCTTCCTCTTTGTGCCTTTGTAAAGGTATGATTAGCATCAGTTACTACGTTAGTTGTAGTATCCGCAGATTGGTCAAACCCCATAATAGTTATATAAGCATCGTTATCTTCGTTTCTAAACTTTAAAACATTATTAGTTTCATCATAAAAAAAACTATTTGCAAAAGTTGTAGATGGAACAGAAGTGCCAGAATTATTAGTGACCACCGCTGATAAAGCATTATTTAGGTCAGTCCTAAATGATGGAAAAGATTGGTTTGCTATGTTGTAATCGTGCTGTGCCATAATTTATTTATACTCCTTTTAAAAGCCTTTTGCAATAAAATCGAAAGTTTTTGAAATCCCAGTATCTGAACTATTAAAAAAGGCTACATCAAATCCAGAAATGGTTTTGTTGGAAACTGTGAAATAATCGCCAGTTGCCATGCTTTGCCCAGTTACACCTACTGCATATTCTGAGCTTTTAAATGGGCTAGTAAATGTAATAGATTTCGTACCAGTTCCACTTACAATATCATTCCCACTAAATATCCTATCTTGCATATCTAAAGTTACTGTTACTGCTGATACCAATGGTGTACTTGCTAAATCTCTAGATATTAAAACAACTTTGAATTTAAAATATCTGGCTTCGTATTCTCCTATAACAAAGTTTCTAAAATCTGTATATGTTACATTGTCATCACTTGTTGCTATTTCTAAATGAGCATTACAGTTTGCAGGGGTATCACCATCAAAATTAGAACTTGCATCATCAAAATTTCCTGCCCTGTTATCAAAAACATCATCTGGATTATCAGCAGTTTGTACTAATGAGGCAGTTATTCTAGCAGTATGTTTAGAGCCAATATCTATTACATCTGCAAATAAATAATTCCCACTAGCAAAAAAATCAGCATTACTTACTCCAGAATCAAAAGTTCTTGTAGTTTCATCATCAAAATTTCCACTAGCACTATCAAATAATTCTGAGGAATCAAGTTCTATAGCTCCATCTGTCAAAACTGTATTAGTAAAAGTACCTCCAAAAGTAGGGTGTTCTGATTGTGTAGCTACTGCATTAAAGTTTAATGGGCTTGTTACAGCAGATATAATAGCTGTAGCATTTGAACTAAAGTTTCCTAATTTATCTACTGCCTTTATAAGATAAGTTCCTTGTCTTGCAGGAACTGATATTGAAGTTGCAGGTCTTGATATTTTCTCTACTAAAGCAACACTATTTAGCCAATCAGCAGTACCATCAGTAGCTTCAGAGAACCTTAAATTATAATAGGCTAAATCTAAATCACTTACAGCTTCCCAAGATAAATGAGCTTCTTGACCAGATATATTACATGAAAAATCTGTTACGTCTGAGGGTGGTGCTATTGCTCCAACTATTTGCCTTTGTGCTGATACATAAGTTGATGAAACCCCTAAACTATTGACTGCTTTAACTCTCACATCATAAGTTTGTTGGTCAATAACATTAAGAACTCTATGATTTAACCCAGAACCTTGAGCATATATAATAAAATCACTATCGCTACTTAACTTGTATTCTACTTGATAAAAATCAACAAAATTATCTGCACTTGCACTAATTAAGATATCTAAAGCAACTATAACAGTTCCATCATTATATTCTATTAACTGGTCTGATAATGTGACTGCTGAGGGTGGCTGTATAGATAAAGGGTTAGGCAGGTTAGTATCTGGAATAGTAGCGACTTCTTGCTGAGTTCCAAAAGTGTAATAACTATCTTGATGCTCTGAGCATTGTAAATTTATTGTATGGTCAGCATTTATCGTTAAGCCCTGCACTCTAAAAGGCTTTGCTGAAAAGCTTGGTGTTGCATGAGTAATATTTACTATATCGCCTACTGTTAATTCTAATGCTGTAGCATCTGCTTTAAGGCTAACATCTAAACTTGACCTTGACCTTCTTAATATGATTTCAGCCATTTCTTGAGCTTGGTAAGGGCTTGTAAGCATAGAAAAATCAAACCTACCCTCTAATAATAAACCTCCATCTTCAGCTTGCATTGTGGCGAATTGGTCAGCACTAGCTAAACCAGTTTCATCTACTGGTGGAAATTGTACTGTATCTGATTGATAGTTTTTATCTGGATTAATAAAATTAACTATAACTCTATTATATCTTGAGTTTTTGTTTTTACTTGAAACACTAATACCACCAATAATATTATCTTCTGTAAGTGTTATTGAAGCTGTGCCAGTAGTTTCAACTAAAATGTTATATTTACCTGCTGAAAAGTTAAGATAAGACCTACAACCTCTTACAAACTCTTTGACGTTATCTATGGCTTTTTTAGATGTATCTATAACTGTATGACTATTCATTAAGTCAATCTGACTAGCACCACTATAAGGGGTTATTTGAGTATCACATACATCACTAGCTGTTTGCCAATCAGCAAAATTACTATCAAAATAACTGTCAGCAATGCCCATACCAAATCTATCATTTCTAAGGTAGTCCAATAACTGAACAACTGCATTATTTGAATAAGCCCAAGTTGTGCTATCATTTTGTCTATGGCTTCCAGAACCACCAACTGTAGTGTCTAATCTTGGGTCATAAACTTTCTTACCTTTAACAACTGCTTGAACTGTAGGTAATGAACCAAATTTATCTCTGTTCCACTCAAACCTTATAGCTAAATAAGCCAAACCTCTTAATTTATGGTCACTTGTCCATGAGCTAAGTGTAGATAATAAACTTGATGCAGTTTGGCTATCTGTTCCAAAATGTGGCTCTACTGTTATTAGGCTACCACCAGAATAAAAGTTTGTATCACTAGCATTTACAGTTATTTGGGTATTATCAGTTATATCAGCAGACCAAGTAACTTCATTGTCATTAACGAATATTGAGGTAATATCACTAATTTCGCCCTCACTTAATACCAAAGCCATATATAAATATTGGTTATCAGAACCAGAAGTTTCTAAAAAAACTAAATTTCCTCCAACTTTTCTTGTCCCATAAACTATAGGTATAAAACTATTGGCACTTGTTTTATTTACTAATATTCCTCTAGCATCTAAGTCAGCTTGCATTTGCCCAAAGTCTGGTATTTCTGGCATTGGAATAATCCAACTTATGACATCTCCAACTAAGTCAACTGTGTAATCAACAGCATCTTCAACAAAATCAACAATATCTTCTACGATGCTACACATTTAATTTAACCTCCAATTAGAGCCTAAACTTTCAAAACCTAATTTTTTAAATACTGGGTCAATATTAAGCCCAGAGGTAACAGATAAATACATAGGTAAATCTTTACCTACTTTTCTTATAGAATCGACTAAAGCACTAACAAGTTTAAAATTTCTAAAACTTTTCTTTACATATATTGTATGAATA